TTGGCGATGGTGTTGATTCGGGAGCCGGTGTAGCCCCCGGAGATCAGCGCATCCTTGACCGCCTCGAGGTTGCCGCTCGACTCGAGGGCCAGGCCGGCGACGCCGAGGACTTGGATTGCGGCGAGGACCGCCTGGACGTTGCCGTCGAGCTCGCGCCCGGTGTCTTCGGTGAGCTTGCTGTCGGTGCTGGTGCGCTTTCCGTAGGCCATGGTGGGGCCCTCCTATGGCTGTGAGAGTATCACGAGATCGGCGTAGATGAGAGCCCCGAGACGGCCAACGCGCGAGACGTAGGCTACTCGACGGGTGATGGACTCGGCGGCGGACTCGAAGGGGACCGCCATGCCGGGCTGGAGGTTGGCCAGGTGCGCGCGATGGTGCAGCCCGTCGCCCACGATGCGGACCTTGCGCCGGGGCTCGGGGAGTGCCCTGGACTTCCAGCCCAAGATCCGATCCGAGGAACGATCCGAGTAGACGAGATCGGTCGTGTCCAGGCTCTCGATTGGCTTGACCTCGGCGCCGACCTGCGTCCCGTACCGCTGTTGGGCTCGGCGCAGGTGCAGGTTCATGCTCTCGCGCGTGCTGGCCCTAGTTGTGCCGCCGTGCCACGATGCGGAGCGGCGGAACGTGCCACCGTAGAGGCCCTGGGCGTACTCCAGCGCGAACGCGGACACCGGATCGCCCTCGTAGGTGATCGGCCCGTCGATGGAGCAGTTGAGCCCGTCGATGAGCGGTGGGCAGTCGCAGTCATGGATCGTCGCGTCCAGGCGCCACACGACCGGATAGACCCCGTGCGGGCCGCTGACCCAGGAGCAGGGCAAGAGCGGGAACACGTTGTCCACCAGCCACGCCCACGGTGAGCAGGGCTGATCCCAGAACCCGGCCAGCTCGTAGCGGTCCAACACCTCGAGCGCCGGCGTTGCACGGCGCCAGTCCACGGTCACGGATGAGCGCTCCAGGGCCCAGCGGACGATCTCGCCTGCTCCTGCCAGCCCGCCAAGGTAGTCGTTTCGCGGGATGCCGGAGCATGGCTCACGCAGGGCGTAGTAGTAGGTGCGCCCGGCCTGAAATGGATTTCCTGTCCCAGAGACAGGCCAGTCCTCGCCCGCGCCCACGGTGGCCCACGCCAGCGTGCATTTCTGGCCGAGCGCGTCGAGGAAGTAGTGCATCGAGCACTGGAAGCTCTCAGGCGGGCCGCCGCCGACCGGAGCAGATCCGCCGAGGAACACGGTGATCCGCCCCTTGTTCGCACCATCGCCTGGGTAGAGCCAGCCGTAGGATAGGAACAGGAACTCATATGGGGCGGCGCCGAACGGTGTCACGGCCCAGTCCGCCACGCGGCCCCATGGTACGTATGCCTGCCGACCCTGAATCGCGGTGTTGAACCCGACCGCCTGGGCTGGCACAGCTGCTAGATCGGCAGGTGAGCCGCCCGACGTGATCCGGCCTGCCCTCCCGAGCGCGGTCTGGTACGGAGACCCCTCCGCGGCCTGATCGTAGTAGCGGTTTCCGGTCGAGCCTCCCCACGTCTCGCTACCGAACGCCGCATCCATGGGCGGGTAGACGGACTCGGACTTGGCAGGATCGTCGCCGCTGACGGAGAGTCTGAGCGGCTTCCCGCGGCGGCCGTCGGACTCGACCGAGGCCCTGCCAGTGAGCCTGATCCGGCGCATGTCGAGCGCTTGGCCGTCCTCGATTGTTGCCACCTCGGCATGGATCTCGCTCGATAGGTGGCCCTCGTCCACGAGCCCGGCGATGCTGACGTCAGGGAGCAACTCGAAGGTCTGCGACTGGACGGTACCCTCGCCGAACATCACCGCCTCGGCGTAGACCTCCATCGGCGCGATCCCGCCGCGGTACAGGCGCGAGACCCCGGTGGCGTCCGTGATGCTGATCGGGCGCGAGGACAGGCGCCACGTCCTGCCCGCGTGCTCGACCGTGACCAGGACAACGGTTGCCATCAGATGATCTCCCGGAACCGGAGCGACTGGAGCCGCACTTGCTCGTCGTACTCCTCGTCTCCCGTGACGCCGTCCATGTCGGCCGTACCGTCGATGCGGGCCAGGAACGCGCCTGCGGCCCAGTGGTCGGGCCTGCCGCTGTCGCCGGAGTCGATCCGCGGACAGACCACGACCGGGGTCAGCGCCCCGTTGAGCGCGCGGAGTTGGTCCGCCACGTCGATCGGTGTCGAGCGCCGGAACGCAATCGCTGCACCGCCGGCGGCTGCGGCCACGTAGTCGGGATCGTCGTCGGTGAGGAAGTCGCCCATCGGCACCCCCTCGGCCCAGGTCCATTCGAGGATGCGACGCGGTGGCTTGCGCTGGTACGGGATATCGATCCCGTCCTCGGCCTCGGTGATCTCGACGTCCACCTCGGTCGTCAGGCGCCGGCCGTGGCTCGGGCTCCAACCCCATGCCCAGACAGGGCCGGCGGCGAAGGTCCCGATCTCCGCGTACCCTTCTGGCGGCCAGGTGGGCGCAGCGATCGAGCCCACTGCTGGCCAGTTGAACGGGGCGCGGATCTGGATGGCGCTGAACGACTGCGACAGGGCCTCGAGGTCCAGGATCAGCAGGGCGCGGCAGGGATGGATGCGGACGGTCGGGGAGCCGCCGAACGCCGATGCGTCCGCGCACTCGACCACCAGCCCGAGCGATGGCCCAGCCGTGGTGTTGATCCGGCCCGGCTCGTTGTGCAGGATGCGGGTGCTGGCTGCTGACACGGTGCCGCCCGTGATCTCCTCGATGATGCAGCCCGCGAGCTCGTCGCGGCGCAGGACCGCGGAGTAAAGCAGTCCGCCGGTGTTGACCCGGATGAAGTTGCCGGTCCGAACGCCGGTGAACTGCCAGTAACCGACCGAGCCCGCGAGGTTGTACGCGCCGCCGTACTTGAGGTAGATCGTCGCCCCCGGGATGGACAACTTATCGAGCAGGACGCCCCATCGAACCGTGGTGCCGTGCGCGTCGACAAGCGACCGCCGCCATGTCCAACGAGCCTCGACCACCGTGGTGGGGGCGCTGACATAGGTAGCTGTGCGGTGCGTCAGGCGCGGGCTATGGCTCACCGTCGGGAGCATGGCCTCGACAGGATAGTCGGCGGTAGCGTCGATCTCCCAGGTGTCCCCGGTAGCGGCTGGGCCGGTGACCGCGGACAGCTTCAGGCCCTCGCCTGCCCACGATGGCGCCTCGATGAGCTGGCGCCCGATCTTGAGCCGGTCTGGTTGGCTGTAGAGCCCGATCCCGGTGAAGCGCCCTGCGGTCCAGGGCCACTCGTACCAATCGACCTCGGAACTCGCCCCGCAGCCGAACCGGATCTGGGATGGGACCGCGCCGCCGCCGTTGGCGAGAGCGTTCGTCCGCCCGAGTTCCGTCCACAGCCGATCCGGGAGCGCGGCCGTGGTCTGGTCTGACCCGAGGATTCCGATCGTCATCGTCCAGATCACGGCGCTCGTGCCCTCCATGGCGATCCGCACCCTGACGCTCGTCGCCCCGGAGTAGGCACGCGAGCCGATGGCGGCGCCGTAGAAGTCGATCGCGCTGATGGAAGCGTTGGTGATCCCGACTTGGACGATATACTCGTTGAACGCGCCGTCTCCAGTGCGGAACTCGATGAATGCGGTGCCGGAGGTGACCGTCAGCTCGTACTCACCGATGATCCCCTCTGCGATCGTCGCTGTCGGCTGGTAGGTGTTCCAGATGTACTCTATGGCACCTGTCACCTGATAGACGCTGCCCGACGCCAGGGTCTCCGACTCGCCGCCGCCGCTGTCCGAGTACGTCCAGATCGATTCGCTCGGCAGGTAGTAGGCGGCGCCGTTGTGCTCCCAGGCGCAGCGGGTAGACATGGTGATCGCCTGGTTGAGTCCAGGCATCGGGACGGACTGCCAGCCCCCAAGGTAGAAGGCGGCGTGGTAGCCGGTGACGGCCCCCGCTGCGCGCTTCCATGTGGCCACGATCACACCGCGCCCTCGCTGATGGCAACCCGTGATCGTGCTCGGCTCGTTGTGCGTCGAGGTGAAGCCACCTACGCCGGTGCCGCCCGCGTTCCACCAGACCGATCCGTTGTAGCCCGGGGCGCCGTAGGTCGAGTGATCCCCCATCACCTTCCACGTCGTCGATCCGTCGATGCTGCGGAGAATCGGACACGCCCCAGCGTTGCCGCCCGCGCAGTGCCTGGACGCGAGATAGAGGGCCTGTAGGTCGTCGGCCCAAAGCGCAAGCTCGCCCTCGCCGATGTAGGTGTCGATTCCAGCGCCGTGGGTGTAGACCCCGAGGTGCTGGCCGCTGGTGAGGCTGCTCGTGTCGCTGACGTCGCTGCCGCTCGTCCACGGATACCATGCCGAGGACAGGCGCCGGAACGCAGCCACGACGCTGGTGGTGCCGGAGTCGTAGATCAGGCGCCCGAGCACGAACTCGCCGCGCCACACGCACAGGTCGGGCCACGCGCCCGAGTTGGCCCAGTCGGATCCGTCGCTGATCAGGACCTGGGTGAAGTCGCCGCCGCCGTCGCTGCTGGCCCACTGCGCGATCCTGTCGATGGAGACGGCGCCGGTGCCGCTCTCGATGACGTGCGCGATGAGCAGAGTCTGCCCGTTGTGGTACGCGGCCCGGAGTCGCCGCCGGTTCGGGTACGTCGTCGAACTCACGGACTCGCGCAGGACCAGGCCGTCATTCGTCCACGTCGCACCCTGGTCGTCAGAGTGCCATGCCCTGACCTGGTGGCCACCGCTGACGCTGGCCCAGCGGTAGAGCATGAGCCGGTAGCCGTCCACGCGCGGGACCACGAGCAGGCAGGGAAAGCCGCTCGTGACGGCGGTCGCGTCAACGGTGATCTCGCTGCCCCACGATGCCGCGCCGGGGGCCTTGGTTCGGGTGTAGGTGGCTCCGGCGGCGTCCTGGTAGACCTCGACGAGGTAATCGTCGGGGGTGCAGACGAGGTGGAAGCTGATGCGTTGGGCCGAGAGGTTGATCGGCTCCCACTTGGCCTGCGGGACCGGGAGATCACACCCGCGGCGGTCGCCTGCGCCGTTGGTCGGGCGGCGCCAGAGGTAGCGCATGCCGTCGATGTATGGCATCCCGCGGTGGTTGCAGACGACTTCGAGGTTGCTCTCCTGCGCCCCGGACGTTCGGAGGGCGAGGTCCGTGCTCTGCTGCTTCTCGGCGATTCCGGCGATGGGGCTGGCCTCGGACATGGCGCCGACCCTTGCCCCGCCCGCATCGTAGAACCCGGACTCGGACGCGAGAAAGGTCAGCGAGGAGTCGGGCCGGATCAGTCCGCGGAACCTGGACGGGGTGTAGCGGGTGCCCATGTCATGTGCTCCTGTAAGCCGGGGTATGCCCGAGGCGCCCGGTCCTGCGGGTCAGCTCGGCTACGACCGCGCCCCCCTGCCGGATCTGCTCGGCGACGGTGGTGGCGATGGCCCGGCCGCCGACCCAGGTCTGGGTAATGATCGGCCGGTTGTCGCCCTCGCCCTGGCGCTCGATCTTGACCGTCTCGCGCGGGTGGGCATCGAACGTCATCCGCTCACCGCGCGTGCTGGCGTAGGGGAGGGACATGGAGCCACCCTCGTAGAACGAGGGCGGAGGGGTCGCTGCGACTGCTGCCGTCGCCACTGCTGCCTGGATGATCGCGGCGGCCGTGAGGAACGGACGCGTGTAGGGGTCGGATTCCTGCGCCCGTGCCACGCCGATCGCGCCGGAGAGGATGGCCTGCGAGATGCCGATCGCCTTGTTCGCCACCCACAGGCCCATCGACAGCTTCTCGTTTTCGCCCGCGAACGCTGTGGCCATGTCTCCGAGCGCGTCGAAGGTGGTCGATGCGAGATCCATCTTGGCGTAGCTGATGGCGCGCTCACGGTCGATCGCCTCTTCTGCGCGCTTCCTGGCGTCCTCGTCCAAGCGGTTGCGCTCTGCGATGATGGCGGCCTCTTCCTCTGCGCGAATCGCGGCCTTGTCGCGCGACAAGCGCTTGTCCGCCTGTTCGAGCGCGAGCATGGCCTTTAGCGCAACTTCACCCTCGGCGTTGTGGGCCTCGACGATGGCGAGTAGCGGCTCTGTCTGCTCGATGTAGGCTTCGGTGAGAAGCTCGGTTTCCGTCTTGAGATCGCGCGTGGCGGCGGCGCTGAGCTTGGCGATCGTCGCCAGTTCTTTCTGCAGTTCCTTCTGCGGGTCCTTGGCCCGGGCGCTTGCTTTGCCGTTGCGCTCGATCTCGGTGTTCAGCGCGGCCATGGCCTCGGAGGCGCCGCCGGCAGTCCGGCGCTCCTCCTCGGTCAGGTTGTAGAAGGTCTGGGCCGCGTCTCCGGCGTCCTCGAAGATGGACCCGACGTCCTCGCCCCACTCGCGCCAGGCGTCCACGTCGAAGATGTCTGTCAGGCCAACCTTGCGGACGTCGCCCTCCCACCAGCGAGCGAATGCCGTGGTGGTGGAACGCAGGCCGGCGCCGAAGTGGGTGAGTACGTCCAGGCCCTCGCCTTTCCCGGCCCCGAATGCGTCCACAAGGTCGGCTTTGACGCCGCGCATGACAAGGCCAAGCCGAGCGAAGTCGCGCTGCATCCCGGCAGCGGCCTCCATTGACCCCGGGCCAGCATCAACACCGAACGCCTCGGCCTCGCGACGGAGGATCTCGAAGTGCTCGGAGCCCCCCTGGAGGGCCTGTAGCATCTTTCCGCCTGCCTTGGCGCCGAACAGGTCGGCGGCCCTTGCTGCCCGGAGCGTTGGGTCTTCGATCTCATCGATCGCGCGGCGGAAGTCGGTGAACACCGCGTCGGCGGATCTGATGTTGCCATCGGCGTCATGGGTGGCGATCCCGAGGTTGCTGAACGCGCGGGTGGCTGTCGAGAGCCCTGCGTCTGCGTCTGCGAGCAGCTTCGGCAGCTTCTCTAACGCTTTCGCTACCGGCCCGAACTCCTGCCCTGTCCCCTCTGCGGCGAGACGCATCGCCTCAATCGTTGTCGTCGTCTGCGCTGTGCGAAGCGACGTGTCGGATAGCTCATTCCGTAGGTCGATCACCTCTTGGGTGAGCATCTTGATGCCGGTCGCGGCCCCGATGACAGCGCCGACAACAATCGCAGCGCTGCGGAATGACGACTGCCACGCGGCGCCTGACTTCTTCGCCGCCACCTGGTGCGCCTTTGCTGCCTGCTCCGCGCGTTTCTTGTCCTCGCGCGCCATCCTCATGCCCTGAGCGGCGGCCTGCCTCTCGGTCATCCCGAGGGTCTGCGTGAGCTGGCGCTGGTACGCCTGGGCGTTGAGGATCAGGTTGAGGGATGCGACGGCCATGCTACACCCCGATCCTCGCTGCCTTGATCGCGCTGCCGATGCGCTCGGGGACGGTGTTCCACCGCTTGCGGGCAGCGGCCCATGCGCGGGCAGTACTCGGCGCCCCGAACGTGTAGCCCGCCCCGGTCATCAGCCGGACCTCGACCCCGGCAGCAGCCACGCCCCAGGCCAGGGCCAGGGACGAACGCCAGCGCCCGGAGTAGACCGGGGCCTCGCGCCAGATGTCGAACGCGGCAGATGCGACCTGCTTGTCGGTCTCGGCCTGTGCGGCGCGCATGAACTCGTCGGTCATGGCGTCGAGAGCAGGGCCGAGCCCTTCGACGGAGAGGGCGCTGGCCCGGATCTCTACCTTCTTGCCATGCTTGGTCGTGCGGTAGGACACCAGATCAGGGACGCCGCCCGTCTCGTAGGTGGAGGGTGACGTGATCTCGCGTCCGCGGTCCCAGGCGAGCATCTTCGCGCGAGCGGTGCGGGCCTTGGACTTGTTGCTGTCGTCGGCGCCGAACCCCCCGGCGGCCTGCCATGCGGACTCCAGACGGCTACCCTGTCCTTCGGCCCATGCGTCACGGGCAGCGCGGAACTTCTCCGTTTCTGGAATCCTGCTTGTCATGGCCGGTCTCCGCGAGTGAGGAGCGGGCAGCGCATGGTATCCCGCTCCGAGAGAGCCCAGAGCGCAGCCCGCTCCTCGGTGCTGTACCCGCCCGCGTCCTCCGGCAGCAGCCAACGCAGGGCGCTACCCTCGTAGCGGGCGGAGATCATCATCCCGTGCCCGAGTCCACGGGCGTCGAGGATTCCCCCAGGCCAGCTACCTCCTCCCGCGAGGGCGGGCGAGGGATCTTACCGAGGCCCTCGGCGAGCGCGTCGTCACCCATGTTGAGGATCTCGTAGTGGGTAGCGCCCAGTCCGGCGAGGTGGTCGTAAACCCGCTGCCCGTAGGAGGAGAAGGGCTCGCGCTCCATCCTGTGCGGCGGCTTGGCCTCGCCCCGGAGGCAGAACCCCAGGTAGGAGCACATCGCGAACAAGCGATCCTCGCGGTCGGTGAAGCTGTCGAGCACGGCAGCGATCCGCAGCGGGTGCGGATGCTCGACCGTGAGGGTGTGGGGGCCGATGCGGAGCGGTTCCATCGGTGGTTCCTCGGGGTCAGGGGTCAGGTGATGATGACGGGGAGTCCGCCGCCAGAGGGACGGTAGCAGGTGAAGCTCAAGGCCAAGGTGTTCCCGTCGCTGGCCGCGGCGTAGTCGGTCATCGGGCGGGCGTTGCCGATCGTGTAGGTGTCCACGCCGCCGCCCGGGTGGGTGACGGTGACGACCAGCTTGAGCGTCCAGCAGACGCCGCCTGGGTCGAGGGTGACATCGGCAGAGGCCGCGCCCTGCTTGAGGATCATGTCCGCGATCTTGGCGGTGACGGCATCGGTCAGGCGCCCGTCGTGGTGGACGGTGATCGACACGGTCGGGAAGGTGTCGTCGCTCTCCACCAGCTCGGAGAAGGTGCCGCGGTCGAGCAGCGGCACGGCGTCGGCTTGGGCGGCCTGGAGCCCAGAGACGTTGATGTCACCGGGGTAGGTGTCGAGGGTGAGCGAGCGAGCGGAACCCGTGGTCAGGGTCACTGCGATCATCTTGCGGGTACGGACGGCCATGTCATGCCTCCAGAGAATCGGTGAAGAGCAGAGGGATCTGAACGTGCCCCATCGCCCACTCGGTCGAGACAGGGATCAGGCGGTAGAGGGTGAGCCCAGCCTCGGACAGCGCAGTCACGTTGCCGAGGTGGCGCTCGATGCTGGCCAGGGTGTACCAGACATGACGGGCCGCCATCAGCGCCTGGTCCCAGGACGCAGACCGCGCCCCTCGCCCGTCGCTGGTGGTGCCACGGGTGCGGATAGCGCAGAGGATCCAGACCTCGACCAGGGCTCGTGAGAGCAGCCCGTCGCGCCCCATGCGCTGCGGCGATACCGAGGTGATCTCGGTGTGGTACAGCAGGTGACGGGCCCCGGCGAGATCGTCGGGCGGCAGGTCGGCAGCGAACGGCTCGGCCGAGACGGTCCACGAGTCGGTTGCGACCTGGACATAGCTCGACTTTGCGGGGAGCGTGCCGATCAGGTCGCTCACCGCGAGTCGAAGCCGGTCCGGGCTGTAGGTGGTCATCAGGCAGAGTCGCCGAGGGCTGTGACGTGGACGGTGACGGTCGAGGCCCCGCCCACTTCGTCGATCTGGAGCAGGTCCGCGGTGACCGCGGTGACGTTGGCGCCGACGCGGTTGATGAACATGTAGGTGTCGCCGTCGCTGGCGAAGGTCTGGGTCTTGTCCCCGACCGCGGCGAGGTGCAGGATCCCGTTCGCGGGGACCTCGACCCCGAAGGTGCCGTCGCCGTCGGTCTTGCGGATCATCAGGGCCTTGAGCTTGACCATGGCGACCGCGCTGCCGTCGGGCTGGAGCAGGCCGCCACCGGTGGCGAGATCGAGAGACAGGGTGCCACCCGCGCCGATGGTGTGGCTCGCGTCGTAGACCTGATCGCACTGATCGGGGCCGGTGCCGTGGGCGAAGTGACGATCCGACACGTTGTCGGACTGCGCGCCGCCCACGAGCGGGGACGAGAAGATCGGCGCGTTCTGGATGCGGCAGACGGCGCTGGAACGGTGGGTGATGGCCATGGCTCAGAATCTCCTGTAGAGGGCGCCGGGCGCGCCGAGGACGATGATCGGGGATGCGGGGCGACGGGGTGCCGACGCCTGGGCGCCGGTGTCGGATTCGTCGTAGGTGAAGGACAGCCTGCGCCAGCCAGCCTCGTAGGAAGCACGGTGGTCGGCCGCCATCTGGCGCCAGTCCCGCTCCGTGCTGCGCTGCGTGCTTCCGATGTCGGCGAAGATCAGGGCGAGCGTGAGATCGCGGTGGACGTCCAGCAGCGCGCTCGGCTCCATGATCAGCCACGGGCGCTTGGCGTCGAGGAACAGGCGCCGGGCGATCTCCTGCCATGCGGTCGTGATCTGCCCCTGCCACGAGGTCTCGGAAGGAGACAGGTAGCGGTTCAGGTCGGCGTAGCGGTCCGTCAGGTCGAGGTCGGACAGGACCGGGTGAAGGGCTCGGCGCACCAACGCGGCGGGGTTGCTCGCCGTGTATGTGCGCTCGTCAGGCATCGCCAGCACCCACTCGACGCGCCAGCCAGATCCGAGCGAGAGCGCCGAGGTGTCACCGGCGAGCAGGTCGAACGTGGCGAGCCCGTCAGCGATCACGATCGCCCCGGTCTTCACCACGTCGCCGTTGCCGTCGTAGACCGTGCAGGTGCTGCCAGCAACGGTAGGTGTGGCAATCGCGCCACCGGTCCGGGCCTCCACGTACAGCGTCAGCCCCTTGCCCTGCTCGATTGAGTCAGGGCCGGGGAACCGGAAGCTGTACGGGGTGGACCGGATGGGCATTAGCCGACGACCTCGACCTCGAAGTTCTGCAGGACCACGGTGGTTCCGGCGGCATCCGTCTGGGCAGCGAGCCCGAACGCGACGATGCCGGAGTTGTCCACCGCGACGGTGTAGGTTCCGGCGGCCGAGCCTGCGACGTCCAGGGTGTCCACGGTGTAGGCAGCGCCAACGGTGGCGAACTTGGAGGTCATGTACCCGGTCACGGTGCCAGCGCCAGCCGATGCGTCCGCGCGCACGGTGAGGAAGCCCTCGACGATGGCGATGCCGTTCACGCCGTTGCCAGCCGCGCCGCCGATGGGCATGGCGGTGGAGTCGGCGATCAGGGTGCCGCCGGTTCCGCCAAAGAACGCCTCGAGCAACAGAGTCGCGCCAGCGCCGGAGACCGCGGTCACGCCGACCATGGCCTTGAACTTGAGCGTGCAGTTGGTCTTGAGGGTTCCGGCGGGGATCTGGTACTCACCGGTGCTGAAGATGGCCTTGGTGTCGTCCACCGCGGTCGAGGCTGCCGGGTTTACGCCAGCGCGGCCACCGACGACACGAGCGGTTCCGGAGGCCACGCCGTCCGTGGTGGTCATGCGGGCGCTGGACTGGATGTCAACGTCGGCCGCCATGGTGAGCGAGCCGACACCGGCTTCCATGGCGATCCCGGCGCTGGCCGCGTTGCCGACGTTGATCTGGCGGGCCGCGGCGCCCGTGCCGAGGTTGAGGGGCTGAGCCACCGCATCGGCGCCCACGTTGATGGCGTCGGCACTGGACTCGAGGCTCACCGCGCCAGAGCCGTCCAGGTCGATGGTGGTCACGCCGGTGAGCGACAGCGCGCCAGCGCCGTCGATCTCGATGGATCCGGTGCCGTCTCCCAGCGACACGGCGCCCGAGGCGTCCATGGTCAGGGACGCGGTGCCGTCGGAGATGTTGACCGCGCCCGCGACGCCGACGCCGATGCTGACGGTGCCGGTGGAGTCGGTGATCGTGATGGCGCCGGTGCCGGTCATGGTGACGTCGGTGCCGTCCGAAACGATGTCGAGGTCCTTGCCGGTGCCGATGGCGAGGCTCACCGCGTCCGCGATCACGAGATCGCCGGTGCCAGTGACCACGACGTCGGTGCCGTCAGCGGTGAAGACGATGTCGGTGCCGGGGGTGCCGAACTTGAGGGCTTCGCTGTCCTCGATGGTGAAGGACCCGCCGATGAACATGGCGGGCTTCCAGGTGGTGCCGCCGTCCAGGGTCAGGTAGAGCCCTTCGTCGTAGTCGGTGCCGTCGCTGCGGCAGTACAGGGCGTTCTGTGTGGCGGCGAGGGCCTGGCCGGTCGGAGTGCGACCGCCGCTCGGGGCGCCAGCGCCGCCGATGATGGCGAAGTCTGCGTCACGAACGCCGTCCACGGTGGCGCGGACGAGATAGGCGAAGCCTCGGGACTCGGGATGGATGCTCATGGGATCCTCGTGGTGAGCCGCCCTCGCGGGCGCATCTCATGGCGGGGCGACGATGTAGGGTGCTACTTCGTGGCCCCCTTGGTGGACGTGGGCTTGTTGGTGGACAGGGCGTGATCGGCGGGGAGCAGGGCCTGGAGTTGAGCCTTGCGCGCCTGGGCGACCTGGTTGTACGGAGGGAGCGTGGAGAGGTAGCGGAGCTCGGCGAGGATTCCGCCGATGGCCTGTTCATGCACGGAGGGATCGACGTCGCCCCCGAGCAGGGCCTTGCAGACCTCGAGGAACTGGTGCTTGCCCTCGTGATCGACTTCCCACACGGCGCGCTGACCGACGCGCTTCCATCGCTCCCAGGCGGTGGTGTAGTGGGTCCGGCCGCCGACCATCTTGTGCGGCCGGACGTAGCCCTCGACCTGGTGCCCGAACGCGGTCACGATGGTACGTGTCGGGACCATCATGCGGCCCAGGGACTCCTGGTAGTTCAGCATGTTGCCCAACTCGCCGTTCTTCCCAACGTAGCCGAGGCCCGGGGTGACGAACACGCGCTTGGGCTTGGGGTAGTAGCCGCCGCGGGAGACCATGGGCTCGGACGCGGAGATGAAGAACAGGAACGGCTGGAGCGGGTTCGGAATGTCCCGCGACGTCAGGAGAGGGTTCGCCTTCGCCCCGGCGGTAGTCACGTCCACGGCGTAGGCCGGGGGCGCGTCGCTGGCGGGGGTGGCGGTGTTGGTGTCGGCATCGGAGCGGGTCTTGATACCCATGCTGACCTCGGTCTGTAGTGAGGAGGAGGGGTGGCCCGCCGCGGCGAAGGAGAGGGAACCGCGGCGGGCCGGGCGGGGACTAGATGGCGGACAGGATCTCGGTCGCGGCGGTGTTCTGGGCGATGGCGGCGGCGGTGTAGCCGGTCACGACGACCTCGGTGTCATCGACGCTGGCGTTGCGCTCCAACTCGGCCATCATCCAGCCCATGCGCGCCACTTCCTGCGCGGCCATGTCGGGACGCGGGGCGGTGGTGCGGATGCCGAACGCCTCTGGGCCGAACACGCAGCCGGAGTAGTCGGTGCCGTCGTTGGTGATGATGTTGCCGTCGGCGGTGAACACGTCCAGGTCGCCGTTGAGGTAGCGGCCCTTGTAGGAGTAGCCCATGGAGCCGCCGAGGAAGCCGCTCATCTCGGTCTGGTGCTCGATGGCGCCGCCGAGGGTGAGGGCGTCGCTGGAGAGCTCGTCCCACTGCTTGATGTGCAGCAGGGCGACCTGTCGGCCACGGCTTCCGGCGAGGTGGTTCTGGTAGACCGCGTTCTTGACCACGGACCAGCTCAGGGTGACGCCAGTGGAGCCCGCGATCTGGGTGATGCTCGGGAACAGCGCCCCCAGGTCGGCCATGAGGCGCCGCTGGCCGCCGAGGAACATGGCGAACGCGAGCTCGTTGTAGTCCATCAGGACCAGGCCGTCCTCGATCCGGTACAGGCCGCTGACGGTCATCTTGCCGGCCTTGCGGGCGGGGGTGAGCGTGTAGCTGGCGCCGCTCGGGGTCAGCTCGTTGGCCTCTGCGCTCTCGACCTCGGCGGCGAGCATGTTGAGGCCCAGGCCGACCACGGGGACCTCTTCGGCCACGGCCTGCAGGAAGCCGGAGTCGTCCTGCCAGCCCGCCATGATGGTGGGATGCAGGAGGAACGAGGTGTCGCGGTCGCCGATGGCGAGCTGCCACCGCTTGACGGCGGTCGCGGCGAGGATGTCGGAACCGGGGGAAGAACCAGTGGCCCAAGCCATGATGATCTCCAGATGTGCAGAGGGAGGGTTTGAGGAACTGCCCTATGCACGCTCTGGAGCCGTTGCCGGTTCCCTGGGCCGTGAAACACCCGTGGGCTACATGGACAGGCTTACACGGAGAGTGGCAGCCTGTCAAGCGTCGAGCGCTACCTGAACCGCGCCATCAACTCGGCCAACTCCTTCGGGGTCTTGGCGGCCAAGATGTCGGCGGTGGTCGGGCGGCCCGGTGGAGTCGCGCCCGCGCGGTTGCGCTCGGTGTTCGGGGCGGCGGCCGGCTTGACCTGGGCGCCGCCTGGCTGGGACAGGTAGCCGAGCATGGTCCGCGGGACGGCAGGGGCGGCGACGTTCTCGGGGTCTGCCAGGTGCGCGGCGTACTGCTCGCGGACACCGGCCCACCACTTCGACGGGGACTCGCCGCGCTTGTCCTCGGGGGTGGACTCCCACGCCTGACGGGTGGCAGACCGGCCGAGGTCGTCCTTGATGTCGAGGTCGGCGAGGGCCAGGTCCTCGAGGTGCTGCGCGTGGACAGCGGCGATGCGCTCGGCCAGGGCTGCCTCGTGCTGCTGGGCGAGGGCTGCGATCCGCTGCTCGGCCGTGGTAGCGACCTCGACGTGCTGCTGCTTGATGGCGCCGAACTCCTGCGTCACGCGCCCCAAGTCGGAAGCCAGATCGCGGCGGCGGGCCGCTTCCTTACTCAGCCGCTGGCGCAGGGCCTTGACGTCGGTGGTGATCTCGTCGTCTTCGTCGTCCTCTGGCGGCTTGTGGCGCTCTGCCAGGGTGGCGAGCGAGGTCTCCAGTGCGGCGATCTTGGCGGCGAGGTCGGGAGTGTCGGCGGGCGGCTGGTTCTGGTCAGACATTCGGAGCGTCCTTGGCGGGGGTGATGGTGGTGGTCGCGCGCTTGTCGAGCATGGCGCGCAGGTCGTCGATCTCGGTGCGGTAGAGCAGGCCGTACCCGCTCTCTTCGTAGTCGGTTCCGGTGAAGTTGTTGAGCGTCGCGGCGATCATCTCCAGCGACCCGGAGTCGTACTGGCGGCAGATCGGGTAGTAGCCCTCGACCACGCGGCGCATGGCCTCGACCCGGTACTTGAGCGGATCGCCGCCCACGCTGCTGATGTCCACCGGGATCGCCTGCTCGTCGAGCAGCTGGCGATAGGACCGGTTCATGTCCATGAGCAGCTTCGGATCTGCGCCGGGTTCCCACTGCCAGTGCTCACCAGGGCGCTCGGCGTTGTCGTCGTCCCATTGCTTGATCGCGGCTGGGTCGTTCGGCACGCTCCGAGGCTCGCCGTCCTCTGCGACGACGGTGCCGACCAGGGACATGCCGCGGACGTTTCGGTCGGGCCAGCTCACATCGCGGCAGACATGCAACCAGAACGACCCGAGCACGCCGGTGGTGAGCGTGCCCTGGGTGAGCGCCGATCCGGTCGTGCGGTCGAACAGCGCCTCTGGGTAGTTGGCGTGGTAGAGCTTCATCGGGATTCGCGCCCGGCCCTCGCGGTCGCCCTTGGTCCAGCGCCAGGGGTAGGACTCGCCGGCCTTCGCGTCTTCGTCGGTGACCTCGCGGGTGATGTCCGCGCCCCCGGAAACCTCGCCGTCATCTTCCCACGTCGGGCCGCGGAGGATGCGGTACGACGGGGCCGACGGGTCGCGAATGTCCCAGACGTCCCATGTGTCGCTCATCACGTCGGAGCCGATCCGGACCGGGCGGTTCCACCCCAGGAGCAGGGGCACGCCGGGAGACTCGGGGTCGCCCTGGCCACGGAGAGACGACGCCCGTGCCCGCTTGAGGATCAGCTGCCCATCCGCGTGGTTGCAGAAGATCCCGACCTCGTTGCAGGTCAGCCAGTAGCGCATCGCGTGCCCGAGCAGCCACGCGAGCCTGGACGGCATCGGGGCCCCGTCACCCTCGATTCCGAGCGCGGCGATGGACGATGGGAGCATCCGGCGGGCGTCCTCGAGCAGCGAGGCATAGTCGAGTCGGAGCGCGAACCCGGACGAGTCGCCGATCGCGGCGGCCATCCTCGGATCGAGCCCGGTCACGAGCGGGGCGGGCGAGTAGACCACCGACCGGGCGGTGGCGTAGTCTGCCAGAGGGTTCTGCGACGAGTCCGCGATCCCGTTGATGCTCATGCGCGTCTTGCCGAGCTGGCGTTCGAGTTCGCGCCACAAAGCATCGGTCCAGCGGTCCTCGAGCATCTGCTCGCGCAGTTCGATGTCCTTGAGATCCGAACGGAAGTACGAGGATGCGTTGCTCATCGGCGGCCCTCTTTGCTAGTCATGTCTACCACGATGTAACGGCAGGCGTCTATTCCGTCCTTGTGCGGGTCGGTCTTCGCCCCTCGCCACTCGGTCAGATCCTCTTGCAGCGCGCCGGTCGTCTCCTTCTGGAACAGGATCCCGGGCGGGTCGGCGACCATCAGGCGGTGCATGATCTCCACGCCGTCCCAGACACTGCGCTCGTACTTGCGCGGGGTGTCCATCGTCGCCAGCGCCCGGGGGAGCTTGCGCTTCCATGCCCGGTCGGTGGTCGGGTCCACGCCGGAGAGCATGGAGAACTGCATCTGGAGGCGGCGGTTGGACTTCTTGCCGCCGTACCTGTCGCCACCGTGGGCGCGGTCGCCGACCCAGTGATCGACGTCGCGCAGGGTCAGGCTGATGCTCTCGATCATGGCCATGATCCCCTTCGCGTCGTCCTCGGATGAGGTGCGCTCGTCGGCCTTGTACTCGGCCAGCACCCACACGCGCGGGTGTCCGTGGATGAGCGCGACCGCAATCAGGACCGCGCGCTGGGCTCCGGGCTTGCTCCCGTGGTCGATGCCGATCCCGACCTTGCACCCGAGGGCAGCCAGGTCGTTCAGGTCGATGTCCTGCACCAGGTGGGAGCCGAACGCCTCGAAGACGCGCAGGGTCGTCTCGGCGACACGGGATCGGCCCATGCGGCACTCGCGGGACTGGGCCGGGCAACCGCGCTCGAAGTCGTCGATGTCCTGCTGGGTCATGGGCCGGAAGCCGCCGGCCTTGTCAGGGATCATGAACGGCTGCTCGACCAGGCCGCCGCGCGGGGTCACGGCGTCGAGGGTGAGCGGGACCTGAATCTCGCCCGCGAACGTGGCGAGCGGGTCGTCGATGAGCTCCCACAGATAGTCGAGCTTGTGGGCAGTTCCGAGCGTCGGCGTGAACCCGATCCGCATCTGGCCGCCGCGCCCGAGCAGGCGGGGCCACAACTCGGCGAAGATGGCCTTCGGGAACGGCTCGTCTGCGATCACGTAGTGGTAGCGAGGACCGGCGAGGCGTTGGGCTCCTGCCGAGAACGTGCCCAGGCGCAGAGTGCCGCCCTTGCCCGGACCGTCCACGATGTCGTAGATCGGCATCCGCTGCCCGGCCAGCCCGCCGGACTGGAAATGGACCTTCTCGCGGAACCATCGCTTGTCCATACTCGTCCAGAGATACTCGGTCGTCTGCGCGAGTTGCTGCCACGTCTCGCCGAACAGGCCCACCGAGACGGGGCCGGACGTGACTGGGTGCTCCAGTGTGCCCTCGATGGCGCGGCGGGTGTACTCGGCGAGGGCGACCGACTTCCCGATCCCGTTCGCGCCCCAGAACGTGAGCAGGGTCAGGGGCGACGCGAGGAACCTGATCTGGGGCGTGGTGAACCTGCGGAACGAGCCCGCGCGCAACAGGTGCCTGCGTTCGATGGCGGCGGCGTGCTCGTTCGGGCTGGCGATCACCTGTCGCGCCCCCTGGACAGGGACGCCACGAGGGCCTCGATAGCACTGGGCAGGCTGACGAACTGGACCAGGGTGCGGCCACGGTGGAGAGCCGTCCAGCCCGTGCGCTTGTCGATGCCGTAGTCCCGATCCCACTGCAGGCCGGTGGCGTTGACCGTGAACTCGGCCGAACGCGGGCGTAGGGAGGCGGTGGCCATCATGGGCGGGACTCCTGCACGTAGACTACCTCGAGGGCTTCGTGGAGGCGGACTCGGACGCGCGGGCCCTTGACCTCGCACGACGTCACCCACCAGTTCCGGCCCTTGTGCCGGATGACGGGCGGCTGCATTCCGGCGGCTACCGCGGTCGTGGTCTCGGCCCACAGCTGTTGAGCCTGCTCGAGACTGCGGAGTTCGACATAGCACGAGCGGCGGGTCTGGGACTTGGCCTTGAACCAGTCGGCGGCGTGGTCAGGCATCGGAGCCTCCCATCGGAGCCCAGGGTGCTCCGGGGCCGGCTACGAGGACGGCGCGCTCAGGCGGCCATTCGCGGTGCTGAACGTTTCCAGGCATCCAGGCAACGCCGCCAATCACACGGACAACCATCGCGTCGTGCTTTCCGTCGATGTCCGCCCACACCTGACCGCAGCGCGGGTGCGGGGGAGGGAGGGGGTTGGTGGTGTCGATCTTTTTCGCGTTCGACTCGACCTGCTCGGGTGAGCGAAGAGAGGGCGAGCCCAACGCCTGCCACTTCACGATCTTGCCGTCGGAGCGAACGGATCTGAACCTGATCGGTTCCTTCCGCCACCACGGCAGCTCGGGGTGGGCGTCGGGGTGCTGTGGGTAGCCGTGCCAGTCGTTGCTCATGTTCCTCTCCTTCCTCTGGTTCATCCCGCGTTCCGGTATCGTAGCTGTGCGTAACCGTCCTCGACAACCACCATCGCCCCGACCTTCTGAGCCCAGGACTGGACGTAGACCTCCAGCTCGGGGATCTGCAGTCGGTTCGCCTGCTCGGCGTGGTACTCGAGCCACTCCTCGGGCGTCATGTCGGCGGGGTCGATGTCGCCGGCTCCCTTGCTCTCGATCTCCTGAAGCTCGGTCTTGAGCTGGTGCATCGTCGCCCTGACCTGTTCGCGGTGGGCGCGGAGTTGGCGGACGTGCCCCCCGTTGACGTCGCCGCGGAAGTTCGGCTTCTGGGCAGTCTTGATGTCCTTCCCGGTCTCGCGGGCCTCTTTTTCGAGCTCGGCGATACGTCGCTTGAGCAGCTCTGTTCTCGCGGCGGTCTTGGATTCGTCTGCTCCCATCCTGGCTCCGTTAGTTTTTGTTAGAGGCGACTAACAGGGGGTTGTGCGCGGACCACACAATACT